TGCCTGTTAAATTGCTCACTCACTTGGTCGAAGCTATCGAACTTCATGTTCAGCCTTTCGCTGAGTTTCTGAAGCGCAATAGAATCTTCGTCGATTGTTTGCCGTTCAACGGGTTGCGTTGGTTGAGCCTGAGGCTCTGTATATTGTTGCTTGAAGACAACTTCTTGAGTTTCCGGCTCCGGTTGTGGAGCAGGCTCAGGAGCTTCCTGCACAGGCTCGGGAGCTTCTTCCGCTACAGGTTGTGTCGCTTGTGGCTCCGAGGGTTCGGGCTCCGGCGAGGGTGCGGGAGCGTCCTGAGGTTCGTTCAAGAAGTCAGGGGTATCACTTATTGAGATACCCTGGGCTTCAGCTGCAATTTCCATTTCATGCTTAGCCATTGTATTTAATTAAGGGGTTGTTTCTTATCGTGCTACAGGCCCGCCCTTTCTAAGGCTAGAGGCCAACTTTACGCTTGCCAAGTTGTTGTATGGAGAGAACTCCAATGAAGGCTTTGCCTGACAGTAAAGGATGGCGTAGTTCGTGTTCGCCGTCGGAGGCGTGAAGTGAGTAATCTCACCGTACACCACCTGGCCGTCGGGGTAGTCGACAGGCTGGATGTTTGTTCCCGCCACATTGCTCATTCTGAACTTTGCGGGGGTCATACGCGCGGCGTCAGTACCAGCATCAACGTTGTCTACACCGAGCATCTCAACCGCAAAGGCTGGGGCGAAAGGCAATACCGTCACATTGATTTTGCCGTCTGTCGAATCTCCTGTAATGTCAGCAATTTCTCTACTCAAGTCTGCATCACCAAACACAAAGTTGGGTGAGTCAGGGGCAATTTGTAGAGTGATGATATTTGTGCTAACATCAGTGCCTACCAAGCTGTAGGTACCGTCAACTTGAGGGAAAGTAGCAGAAGACAATACCACCTTTGTACCCTTCAAGAATGTGGCGGCAGTGATGGTCACTGACTCACCGTACATGTTTACAGCAAAAACCGCGTCGTCTCTTCCAATTCTAAGCTCGTAGTAATCATTACTCGTGTTATACTTAAAACCTGAACCTGACGCAGCGCTGTGCAAAATAGTCTCACCTGCCAGTACCAAGCCAGCTTGAAAGGCGGCTTCACCGTCAGTGTTTCCGCGAAGTACAATAGTTTGGGTGGCGCCAGTGAGCATACGGTTCGTGTTGGCATCTCTGCCTAAGAACTTGCTGCTGTTTCCGCCGTTACTTTGTTGAAATCCCATGTCTTAGATATTAGGCGTCAGTTCCGATTACCATGAACTCAACGAGTGTTGGGTTTGTTGTTGCGTATGCTTTGAGTGTCAATCCAGCGTTGAGAGGCATGAATGCCCAGTCACCACCAGCCAACTTCAAAATGACAGGGTCGCCAGAAGTTGTGTCGTCATACACATAGATAAAGTCTGAGGCGGTGCTGTCGGTGTTTTTGATGTACAGGTAGGCTGGGGCGCTGAAGTCCGAGGCTTCAAACAATGTAGTAGCACTACTACCAACCGCCGTAGCCGTGACGGGTCTACGCGCCAAACCTGTAGTGTTTGCTGCAGTGACATCTGTAGACACACTAATAGACAAGCTGTCAGACAGGAGGTCTGTGCTCGTCAAAGAAATCTGTGCGGTTACTGTTGCCATTTGTTATTCTTTGATGCAAATATATGAAACATTACCACTTGACTTTGTCAGCCCAGTACGCAGCGCTCATCTTGCCTTTTTTGATATTCTTACCGTGCCTAGACTTAAAGCTTGCACGCTTCTTCTTCATCTTGTCAGACTCCCCGGCTTTAGGTTTGCCTGCGGTCTTTGCGCCCTGCTCACCAAAGCGGATGAGCTTCACCTTGTCTCCCTCCTTGGCCAACACCATGTGTGACTTCTTAGCGTGACTAGGCGTCTTCTTGGGCTTGTTGACACCGCTGAGTCCGTGCTTTTTGAGCATGCGCTTCACGCGCTCTCTCATTGCCTCCTTGCTCATCGGCTCATAAGTTCCTTTATGATGTCCTGCTCTTCGCTCTCCTGTAGCTCAGGCCTGGTGCCTTTACGCTGAGAGATAAGCTTTGACTGAGCTTCAGCCTGCTTGTTTACGCGGGAGTCCTTCCGGTTGTCTTTCTGATTCTCGAGGTCCATCCGGAACTGCTTGTCTGACGTAGAGCCTTGAGCCTGTGCCTGCAACTTAGCGGCCATCATTTGGGCTTCGAGATTCTGTCTCATTTGAAGCAGCTGCATTTCAATCTGGCCTTGAACCTGAATCTTCTGCATGTCTGACTGAGCCTTGAGTTGAATCTCCTGCATGCGCATCTGAGCGGCACTCTGTTGTGACTGTTGGTTCAGCTGAGCTTGCATCTGCATGTTTTGCTGCTGTTGTTGTTGCAGCATGGCAATGCGCTTTTTCCGTCGGACAATAAGCAGTCTTTCCGCTTGGTCCAAATCCTTGAGGCGACGGATTGCCATAACGTCTTCCAGGTCAATTTCTCTTTGCGCAAGGGACTGTTGGATGTTTTGCTCTAGGAGAATCTTATCTTCATCAGACATCTCTCTGTCAATAATCACACCGTAGTTGTACAGTGGGAGAGAAGCAAACGAGGAGACAATCTCCATGCTGGTTCGACCAATGGCTCTTTCGTAAGCCTGATAGATGATGGACTCTGGTGGCAGCACCTGCACACACTTAACGATGTCCTCACAGACTCTGCGATAGATAACAGAGGCTGCATTTGTAATGTCGTTGATGGCGTTGTTGCCCGCAGCAAGCTGCTGTTGGCGCACGCCTACGAGCGCGTCAGATTTAGGTGTGCTGCCATCGAGAACCTCGTTCACTCCTGTGACATCACGAATCATACGCAGATAGTGGTTATACAAACCAATCAGCTCGTTGATGTTCCGAATTGTGTTATCCAGCGGACGCACTGGTGGGTTTTGGAATCCACCCTCTGGGTTCTTGCTTCTGTAGTAGAAGACACCAGTCTGCTCGTAGATGTCCTGGATGTCAAGCGGTTGAAGCTCGCCACCAGACCCAAGCTGGACGTTTTCCAATCCCTCAATGTCCACAATCAATCCGTCAGGCTTGGCCTTAGCAATGGCCTGCTGAATCTTGAGGTGAGTAAGCTGAAGCTGGTCAGCAAACCCGATGACAGACGACACCATTGACTTAGGCATCTGACGTCTGAAGTTTGTAGCTACAACGCTGTAAGAGAGACGAGCACGAGTTAGGTCGTGCATGTTCTTAGGTACGTCACGCTTCATACCGTAGTTAAAGAGAAGCTGACTTCCGATAACATACGAGCCTCCGTACACGCACATGTTAGGCATGCTGTGGATGGTGCGCTCATAGACAGAATCGCTTGGAGCCTTGTAGATGTCGCCCTTGTAGTAGAATCCCACATTGCCGAAGCGAGACTCCTTCTCCTCGTAAATCATGTCATCGACACCGATGAACTCAAAGTCCAGTACGTCGACCAGGTATTCGTCGTAACCGTAGACGTGTGTTCCTCGGCTACGGTCATAGACTGTCTGATTAAACTGAGCAGCATTGTTGTAGCTGCGGTTCATGACAGCCTTAGCAATCTTCTTGTACTCTTCCTCAGGGATTTCCGTTCCAGCCATGCGCTTTAGCTCCTGAATAGAAACTCGCTTTACATGGCCTCCGTAGACAATGTCAGAAAAATTTGGGTCCTCAGTGCTAGAGTGAATGAACTGAGCAGGGTCTACATACTCCGTTTTGATTCCGTAAGACGGGTCATTGTTGCGCTTAACCACAGCCATGCCGTTAACAACAAGGTCTTCAACAGCACGACGGAAAGTGTTTTCATCAAAGTCATTCCAGTCAAGAGTGAGTCTGGTTGCAAGTTGAGCTGCAATTTCAGAACTAGTCTTGATGCTGTCAGAAAGATAAATCTCAGCTTCTTCAGAGTTGTCTGGCAAACCCTCTGTACTGATGTGAGTATTAAGGCCAAGTTCCTTAGCTTCATCAATAACTTCCTTTTCCTCAACAGCAAGTTTAGCTAGAACCTTCTTCTTTTCCTTCTCATCCTTGGACATGGGGTCCACTGCCTCCACGTTAGGACTGAATCTTCGAGACAGAATTTTGTTAACAACAATGCGAACAAACTTGGGGACGATTGGTACGGGAGACCAGTCGAGATTGAGCAGTGTTCCATCACCGCCCTGCGTATCCATGCTGCTAAGAATCTGCTTGTATACTGCAGTATCTTGAGTTCCGTTTGCGTAATCCCTGTTTCTGTTAAACTCTACAAGGCGCTTGCCAAAGCCAGTTGAGAAATCATCCAACCCACCCCACTGCGCCTCAATCGACTTCGCGTACTGCACTCCATAGTCGTGACTCGCCTTAACACTGGCGGGGGCCATAGGGTCTGGAAATTGTGCGTACGACTTAGGCTTATGATGACCCTTCATTACTTACTGTATTACAGGCAATGTGCAAATATAAACAAAATCACTTAGAGGGTTTTGACACCCCTCCAGGGTTGTAGCTATACTTGCGGAAGAACTTTTTTCCTGAGAAATCAGCAGTCTTCTTTTTCTGTACTACAGTCTGTGCGGCCAGCAAAGCTAGGCCAGCACTGATGGTCAAGTCAAACTTAGTTCGGTTGTCGATGCGGTACCCAATCCAGTCCTCAAGGGTCCTGTTGAAATACATCCTACCCGCCTCTCCTTTCTCATTGATTCCCACATGGTTATGTATGTAGTCTTCAATGGCTTGTGCATGTGTATGGATGACGTCTTGAGAGTTCGATGGGATGCCCTTGGTCTTCACCGCAACAGAGCCGGAGGTGGTGAGATGTGACGGTCTGTCCAACAGGTAGCCATCGTATCCACGAGTTTCAAAGTACCTCACGATACCGTACTTGTTGTTCTCAACGAGCAGAGGGTACCCGTAAAAGTAGGATGCCATCAATATGTCCTCATAGAAAATCTTAGCCATCGGAGGACGCGAACAATACTCTGCAACAAACATGTTTGACGGGACCGCCATGTTGAATTTGTTGTAGATGTGACACGCACCTTTTGAGCCCCTACCGTCCGTGGTAGCGTCGATGTCATAAGAGTCAACACCTCCACACCCCATAAGTTTGTTCGGTGCTACAAGACTTCCGCCCTCCTTATGCTTTTGATTTCTCATATCAATAGGTGGCATCCAAGACACAAACCACCTGCCTTCTGAGCTAGGAACAAACACCACTTCAGAATCTCTTACACCGCCTCTCCATGTGAAGTTACCACGCACCACAGGGTCTGGATACATGTTCTCATTATGGTCCATCTGCTCGTAAATCTTTCCGATGTTGAACAGTGAACCCTCAACGCTATCACGAAATGCTTCATCTGTGGTGAACGGGAACTGACGAACAATCTCGTTCATCTCCCTAGCGTCATGCTTAAGAGCCTCCCTTTCGTTTTTTAGAAACTCCTTTGCGCCTATCTCTACGGTTTCTCCATCCAGAGTTTCCGTGTGCATCTCCGGGGTTTCGATGATTGGCATCCCGTGCTTGTCGAAGAATCCCTCTAAGGCTTCGTAGGCCGGAATGAAGATTCTGTACAATCCTGAGGTTGTCCTTCCGTTTTTGTTGCGTTCTTGTGGGTCTGAATCTTTCCA